TGTGGTGTCTCCCAGTCATCACGTTCTGATGAAAACATAACAGCAGTATTCATTCTTCACTCCCCTTTCTTCAGCAATAGGGAGGGACCCCCGAGCGAGACCCCTCTAGAGCATGAGCCATTCGACGGGTCCATCAGGGGGGAAGGGGAGCTTGTACTCGGGCTTGGTAGTAGAGACTACAGAAGCCTGGACAAAGACCCATTCGCCCTTACGAACGTAAGTACAGCCGTTCACTACCTCTCGGCGACGGATATACGGCTTGGACTGCCGCTGAACAGGGACCGTAACTACGGCTCGGAACGGGCCTGAGGCGGGAGTATGCGGGCCAGGAGTGACGGAAGTCCTGTAGAATCCGATTGCAGTATACCGCTTGAGCTGTGGGTCTTCGGTCTTCTCAGGCTCACTCTTGAAGCCGATTATACTACTTTTCTGATGGAGTGTTTTAATAAAGCGGTATATGAGTATTCCCGCAACGACTATTATTGCTGCTCCGATGAACGATTCAATAGCTTTGTAAACAGTTTGATTCATAGTGTCTCCTTTATAGAAACCCCCCACACTTCTGTGGAGGGCGTGAGGGGTTAGTGGTCGGCTCGGGGGTCCTTGTGGTGAGGGTGGTCCCGATGAGAGAAGACAGTAAACAGGATGAAAATGGCAACGAGTGCACTGAGAAAGGAAAGTGCGAACACGACTACCAATTCCATGTAAGAGTTTGTCATACGACGCCACCTTCGGTAGTATCGGGAGGAACGGCAGGGTAGAAGCCCTTGACATCCTGCTGCTCATCTCCCTCATCAGTCTTCTGAACTCCAAGACGAACGACAAGGGTCCTGTCAACGAGGGTATCGGTGTCAAACTGGTCTCCCCGTTCTATACCAAGGACGGTGCAGAGTTGAGCAAGACGGGTAAGGCCGAGGGTGTTACCGGCACCTGATTGGGGGAGCCAAAGTGTCCAGAAAACGTGACGGCCAGACGGGTCTACTCCAGTAGCTTGAATGGGGCCTTGGAGAACGACGAACTCCAACTTGATACCAGGAGTTCCCTTGCGAAGGGATGTGACCGGTTCAGCAGAAACAATGTTAACAAGGTAACGGCCTTTATCGAGAAGGTCGTTAATGGGGGCGCTTCCAAGCCCGATTGTAGAAATGATCGGCATAGTTGTCTCCTTACGGATTAAAATTGTAACTCCCTATACAGGGAGCTTGTTCACTTGAAATTAGCAACGATTTTATCATAGGTAGCGTCAACAATGGCAGTGACGCTTGGCTTCAAGAGACGAGTCTTTGCTCGGTACCAGAGGTAGGGGCGGGGATAGGTTATGAATTTGGGTGGACCAGAGATTTGGGTCTGGCACTCCATGTAGTAGGTTTCATCGAAGTCCGCCATAATCTTGTCCCGATACTTGCCAGTAAGCTTGGGCTTGCCGGTGAGTTTACCGGAGGATTCGTCCTTTTCCTCCTCTACGAGAGCAGTCATGACTACCCAGTATTTGTGGGTGAGGTCTTTAATGACACTGGAGAGGGCAGTCATACGGGACTGGATTTTACCGTACTCATCGTAGGAGAGCTTCTCCATGAGAACGTTTCGCTTAGCCTCATTCATTGCCTCGACACCAAGGTAGTCGTCGATGAGGGAGGTTACGGAATCGATTACAATAGTCCTAATTTTACCGAGCTTGCCGGTAGGAGCCCACTCACCACGTCCAGCAAGAGCATCTGTGAGAATGCTCATGATGAGAGCAAAGGGGGTCTCAGTATCTTGAAGCTGAACACGGGGATATATCTTGCCTAGAGAGCGCATACCACGGTCAGCATCGATGAAGAACGGTTCTGGAAAAGATGCGGCAAGGGTAGTCTTACCGCAGCCTGAAGGACCGTAGACGAGAAGACCGAAAGTGGAGCTCTTGTCAGGCTCGTACTCACTGATGAGAGAAGAGTACGCAGGCATTGTCGGAAACTTATAAATCATGTTACCTCCTTGTATGTCATAGACATACTATTATACCAATTATTACAAGATAGGCCAACAGGGTAGTGAAGAATGCTCGTATTTCCATTCTCTGTGTGGCCTCTATTACAAGATCATCAGGCTTCTTCGGATAGCGCATCCGATTCTCCCTCTTCCACTGTGAAGCCGTCCAGTGAAGAGAGGTCTTTCTGTTCCAGACGGGACCGACAGATAAGTTCATAAGGACAGCCGAACATACCGCACCATGCGCCATTGCGGGGAAAGTACAGGAACGGGTTACCCCCTTCTAGGACGGCAGCGGTTCGGTCTCGAAGGTCAGTGGAGAGCCCGATGAGAGAGAGTTGGAAGTCTACTAGCTCATCGTGAGAGCGGGTAATGATTGACCATGCTGTTTTTGGAATAGCTCCCTTAAAGAGGGTAATGTCTACGAGCACACCGTCAATATGGTCAAGCTCTGGATGTGCTGCCTTCGCAATGAGAAGATAGCCTGAGAGTTGGTCCTCCAAGTCGAGGGATTGAAGTGTCTTATCTGCCGAGTAACCAGTGTGCTTATGTTCGAGTACAAGGTTTCGTCCATCAGTGAATGTGCCGATACCATCAGTTCGGCCTGTAAATATGGTTCCATCAGCAAGGGAAAATTGGCCAGTATCCTCTACACTGAGGATGGAGAGCCGAGCTCCCATACCGAAGGCAGTTTCCATTTCGTGGTAGCTGTTAACCCAGGCAGGGATACCAGACTTAAGCCATTCTAGGTGTTTCTTGTAGTCATCCTCGTCAGAATAGGCACCTTGATTCCAGTATACTTGAAGTTCCTTCATAGCAGCTACTGAGGATGCTGTTAGGTCATCTGTTTGAAGGTACTGCTCGATAAAGTAGTGCCACACTTTACCGAAGATAAGGCTTGACTTTTCTTTTACCGGCACAAGTCTAAGAATATGGTGAATGTACCAGCGGCGTGGACACTGCTGAAATTCGTTGAAGTAGTGATATCCACGAGGGCTTGCTCCTCCATTAGCCATACTATGCCTCCTCTATCATGTCAGGAAACTCCTTGAGTACTTCATCAGTCGAAAGATATTGCTGAGCCCACTCAAAAGCTTCCTCCTTCGAAAGGGGAATGATTCTGGAGCTGCCCCACGACGATTCGCCATTACTCTCAGCATATGGTGTTAAGGGGCCACCTGTTCCAGCAAGAAAATAGTTACCGGACTTTGTGCGGTACAATTCTTCAGACACCCTTCTGAAGTCTCTAGTGCTGAGGCCGTTCCAATAAGAGCCAATTTCTATAGCGGTTTCTGTGTTGTAGAGCTTACCATCAATTACCTGTTTCATTAGATACCTCCCTTCGTTCATTGAGAATATTTGCGTTATGAAACGCATCATCGAGATACATGAAGAACTTTGTCTTCAGCTTACCTGTGTTTCGGTCGATAAGCCGTGCAGAAATTGTTGCATCCCACTCTCCAGGATGCCCACGAACAGGCTTCACTCGAACTATGTATCGGACAACAGTTTCTCCGGTAGAAGTATCGGTAGGCCGTTCTGCCAACCAGAACTCCTTGAGTTCACGGATGGTGTTGATAGTCTTTGTCATTCGGCAGCCTCTCTTTTCCCACTGCAAGACCATACCCAAGTCTTTCCAGCCTTATAGTTTACCTCCTCTTCACGGAAACCACAGCCTTTACGTTTAATCGGGAAGTCCTTGACTGGAGCTCTTAGTCTTAGGGTTACTCCAGCAATATTTGTTCTGTACAACGCTACTCCGGTGTCGCCAAGGCTTATGATGCCATCAAGTTTGTCGGTGTATTCAGGAAAGGTAGTCTTTAGGAACCTTCGAGCCTTTCTTAGACCAGCCAAGTCCTTGACATAGAGAATTGCTTCTCCTCCAACAATAGAGAGCTCAACAGAGCCGTCTTCAGGCTTGAAGTGCTCAAGCACCTTAGCTACGTTTCTGAACGACTTGAGCTGCTCTTCAAGAATTATTTGGAGCCTTTGGAGGGTAAACGACTCTTTATCAGCTTCAGCAAATACAGGGACTTCAACGAGTTTAGTTTTCATGGAGTTTCTCCTTTGGTATCCACCTCGATACCGGTATTGACATAGAGTTTAGGTACAAGAGTAACGGGTCGGAGGGGGTCTGCATTTCGAAGGAGCTCTCGAATCATACGAGGCTCCGTACCCTCCTTGTAGCAGATAAGGCAGTCCTTGCATTTTGACTGACAGTTAATTGCAGGACTGTCCTTCGTGTATACGGCAAACACATGGTCTATCCACGGCCATGTTCGGATAATTCCCTCAAGCCACTCTAGTGGAGGGTCTAGAGGCCCCCAACTATAGACTATCTTGATGTTAGGCGGCTTCTTTTTCAAGTCCTTCGGTAAAAGCCCTACTCTCTTTGTCCACAGCGTGAATCGGGAGTCTGGATTGAGCTCACAGATACGGACAAGGTTCTCGACATGATGCTCGTTTATAAGTTCCCCAAAGGAATTAAACCGAACAAAAGACCCCCGAGCGAACCGAGGGAGTAGGGTGTCTGGCAGGACGGTTGAGAGCAGTTCTGAGTTGTGGGCAAGGTATGAGTGGAGGGATGGACGGATAGACTCGAGTTTACGGGCGTAGCAGTAGTCGCATATTTGCTCAGGATGAGACTGGCAGAATGGGTTATTGAGTGTAGAGGTCGATACTGAGAGGATACCTTCCATCTTGCCTTGGTGTTTCGTGATATGGACAACATCTACAGTATTCATAGAGCACCCCATCTTGCGAGACACTTGTAGCCAAGTAGAAGGAGGAGTCCTAGCTCCTTAGGAGAAAAGGCACCTTCATTCAAGAGCTCTGCAAAGTCATCCGAAACACCATTATTGAGATTCATAGCCCACTTTTTCTTACACCGCTTCTCAAGGTCTTCCGCTTCATCCCAAGGCATTCCAATGCGATCTGTGATGCTGTTTGAATCGATACCAGAGAAAATGGTAAGGTCGCAGGTAACTTGACCAGAAAACAATACTTCTTTTTCAGCCATAATAGACTCCTTTCTAGGAGAGATTAGTCGAGCTTCATACGAAGCCGAAATAGAGCGCCACAAGAATGACGGCGTATACGACGAGGAAGAGGAGGGCAAGCTGCCATATGCCTTGAGGTTTACGTTTCATTTAGGACCCCCGAGCGGACAAGCCCACGAGAAGACGCCTCTAACGAATGACCATGGATTTTCGTAATAGGTGTAGGGCATGGTAGGAGGCTGCCAGTCGTAGGTGTCCATGTTGAACACGCCACAGAAGGGAGTGAAGTCTTGCATGAGTGCCTTACCAGCCCACCAGAGTCGGACTCCACGGGCAAAGTCGGATAGGTCAGGGGTGATGGTGGAGAGTATCCGCTCTGCTTCCGCTCGGGGGTCTCTCTTGAGTGAGAGAAGGAGGGAATGGGGTAAGTAGTCGATGGGGGCAAGCTCCTTTACGGTGAAGGCGTGGTCAGCCTTGTCTAGGTCTTCTAAGTAGTCTTGGACGAAGATGGCAGGGTTAGGGCAGGCAGCGGAAGAAACACAGAAGATGACTTGGGAGAGGCAAGGTGATTCATTCGTTTTCATCGGAGACCTCCTTGTATTCAGGGTGAGCGGAGAGGAAGTCCTCGCAGGCAGAATAGCGGCCAGAGAATAGGAACTCTTCATCATCAAGGTCGTAGATGTTGTAATAGTCGTCTTCATGGTAGGCGGCCCATTCGTCAAATTCGGCTTTGAGACAGGCGAGAGGGTCGGGGATACCGAGTTCGGAGGCGTGGATAGGGTCGAGGTAGATGAAGCCTACTTGGCCAGCATCCCAACGTTGGTCAGGCCATGCTGGATTCATGGAGCCGAGGTGAAAAGAGACACAGACGTGTTCATACATGAATATGGGGAAGAAGAGTCCAGCGTCTCTAGCACGGCTGATTTCCTCAGCGTGAGTTTCAAGGTAGTTGTTATACTTCTCTCGAGAAGAGAGGTTAACGGTTCCGAGATTGTAACGACAATGCCAACAGACGATGACACTAGCATAGTCAAAGTCAAGTGGAACTTCGTAGTGGATGATACGAACTTCGTGGAGCTCACGGTAGTCGGCAGGAGAGAGAGGGGGAATGAGGACGAGGTCTCCTTCGGGGGAAAGGGTGAGAGTTTGAGTACGGGCAGAATCGAGTTCCTCAAGGGAATGGAAGTCCTCTTTGAGGGCAGGGTTAGTGGACTGGTAAATCATAGTGCCCTCCTCAGTACCCATTCGGAGATAGTAGGCGGGTTGTCGGTTCGATTCTGGAGCTTGACATCTTCAAGATAGTTATAAAGGAAGTTCTTGATGTCAGAGTTAGAGAGAATGGTAATGTCGAGCTCATCGAAAGTGCCGAGGTGAAAATCACGAGGGTTTCGAGATGAACCATGGTTAAGGGTAATGGTGAGTTCGTCTTCGTCAGAATCTCTACTGGCAGGATAAAGATTGACTTGAGCTCCGATATGCCAGCCATTCGCAAAGGCTGTAAGACCAGAAGAAGCAGTGCCGAGGCGAGTTGCAGTGCCTCGGTTTCCTTGAATACCACCATAATAGCGTGCCATAGTGTCCTCCTTACCATGAAGCTCTGTAGGTGAAATCCCACTTGTTGAGTTCGTCTTGTGGGATTTTGAGGATAGCGTCGAGTGCTTCGTAGGTCTCCTTGACGTCTTGATAGTAATATTGGTCATAGTCGGTGGAACCGAAGAAGAATCCAGAGGTTGTGGGAAGATACCTCTTAGCGTAGGACGGATTAGCGATTGTTTGGCCGTCCTCTATGATAGGAGTTGCAACTATTTCTCCGTCACTGTTTCTAGTATAACGAGTTCCATTCTTGATAAGGGCAGGGATAAGGGTAGAGTGGTCTAGAACACGCTTGCAGAGGTTACGGAGTTTAATGAGGTGGTCGATGAAGACAGGGATAGGTTGGCAGTCATCCTCGCCATTACCACAATTGGTTATGAACCAGTTGTGAATGGCGTTTGCTTTGCGCCAACTCATGACGGTTACTGTGATTTCTCGTCCTTCTGCGTTGGGAAAGGGGATTAAGTTGGAAATCTCTGTGGAAAGAGATTCGCTCCGACTTAGAATGTAGCAGGTAGCATTAAGGAACATGTCAAGTCCCATAGTTTTCTCCTTACTGGAGGGAATGAATAAGGTCAGCGACGCTGACTGAAGGGTCTAGGATGCGTTTAATGAGGGCAAGGTCTGAAGGGGGAATGGGGTGGTAGAGCCACTCATACCCGTAGGTGAAAGGCTGACCGAGACGTTTGGAGTCAGGGTCACGGTAGGGGTCAGCTTCGGAAGCGGGGACAGTCTTTAGGCCAACGAGCTCTAAGATGGTGGAGTTACGGTCGAACCAATCCTTAGAGGTGCCGTTCTTAGTGATGCCGAGAGCGGGGATCTGGAAGTCGGGGGGTAGTTTAGAGAGGAAGAGTTCTTGGGTAGGAGTTCCACAGTGCATATCGTTGAGGTGGTACAGAATCCAGAGGCGGTAGATGGTCATGAAGAGCCTGTTTGACCAGAAGAAAGGAACAAGGGAATCAAGACATTGACCGCCCATGAGCATATCAGTCTTGCGGAAGTTCCAGACGCCGGCGGAGACTGAGAACTTAGGGTTCGTCAGTGGAAAGTTCGAGCTCAACGGTAACGGGGTTGGTAGGCTCTCCGGAGTCGGTAAAGTCTATCTTACCGAAGTCTAGGGTACGTTTCATTTGGGTTCCTCCTTGTATTCGGGGAGACTGTCGACGGAGCCATACTTGGAGAGCCAATGTTCTATGGCCTTTTTGATACCAGCGGGGCCAATTTTCGTAAGGGAGGAGATAGCGGCTGACTTGGCCTCAGCAATGGTGTCTTCTACGGGACCTGCAGCAGCTCCAGTTGTCTTCTCAGTGCAGCGGTACTTAGGGCGGGAGCCCTCAGAGCTAAGACTACGAGTAATCCAAAAGTCGTATCCACAGATAGTGAACTCATCATAAGCTCTAACAAGTTTTTTGTAGAGCTTATCAGAATCAAAGAAATTGACATAGACTTTGCGACGAATCATTTAGTGTCCTCCTTAAGAATTGGTTCAACGTACTCAGCAACCACAGTGGCCTTACCATTAGTAACACTACTGAGTCGGCCAATGATACGAAGCTTCTGGCCGAGGAAAGCGTTCTTTAGTGTTGTCTTAGTGGGGTTGTACAGGTAGACGATATTAGCAGTGTGTTCTGTGCGCCCCTTCTTGTGGGTGATGGAGAAGGTAGCACGGACTTTCCCACTAGGAAGGGAGTCGAGGGTAACATCTGAAGAGAGGATACCCTCTAGGATAATGGAATTCAGCATAGTGTTGCCTCCTTACTTGGAGTGGGATGAGGAACCCCCGAGCGAACAGGACGAGGTAGGGGAGTGGGGGTGAGCGGGATTTTTCCGCTGCTCGAATTATATATATCACGACGGCGAGTTTTGCGACAAAAACTTTTGCGGAATTTTGCGGCGAGCGGGGGTAGGGGGAAGGG